CGAAGCGACGGCGTTTGCCGCTGCGACCGAAGGGAGCGGTAGCGGCAAACCCTAGCGAGCGGTAACGGAGCTACGCTCCGTTACGTGCCTATATGCCGTCTGCATCTTCCATCTACCACAGCCCGTGATCTGCAAGGAGTGCCAGCTTGAGTTGGAGCCCCACAAAGCACCCCACCGGGTTCATTTAAACTAGTTTGCTCGTCCATTATTTGCACTGCTTTTTCATCAAACTCATCCCTTTGTTCTGCGGCCGCTTTCATATATTCGCTTATGTCAATATCTTCTGTATTTTGAGGTTGGTCTTGACCCCCAACCGCAATGCTATCAGAATCATCCGAGGATGGTTTATGCACTGTAATGTCAGCGGTGTTTGGTCTTTCAGACTGCGCGGCCGCTGCATTTCTCATTTCTTTGCGTTTATTCATTTCGTTCATCATTCTTTCTAATTCCTCTTTGCTGTGTTGACGTTGTTGCGGCATGTTATTTTGTTGCTGCATGCCTGATTGCTGCGGAGTGCCTGCCTGCTGCTGCATGCCACGTTGCATACCTAATCTCGGATCAATTTGTTGCGATGCGCGTTGCATAGCTGCATTTTGCTGCGCAACATTTTGCAGCGCGGCAGCTCTTGTATCCGGTTGCGAGTGTGCTGCGCGTTGTAATACCTCTGTGGGTTCTAATTGCATATTTTCTTCACCTCCTTCTGTTTTCTCAGTATCATCTCCATTGTTTTTTCTAATCACGACATATGCAAATATTCCGATTATTAATATCACCAAAACAATAATAATAACAATCATTTTATTTTCATATAACGTGGTAAATAATCCATGCGGTTCTTCGCCATCTATTGGCATCTGTTGCATCCCTTCCTGCGGTTGCATTATCGCGCCAGGTGACATGCCACCACCGGTCGAATGTGGCAACATATTAGGATCTGTAATCCTCGGCAATACAGGTTTAACGTTCATTCCACTGAATTCTATTAAATTCTAATGAATTCCACTGAATTCTATTAAATAATTTCTCTTTTAAGATATATACATTATCATATTATAATTTTAATACAAAATTTGCATTCGATGCGCACAGGAAAGAAAAAAGTGTCTGCGGATGATCACTCATCATCACCGAAAAGTACACCGAAAAGTACATCAATAATCGCAAAAAAATCTGATCTATTGAATAACATTATAATACACATCAAAGACTATTATATTCGAATATTTGAGTATGTACAGCGATATAAACCAAATTTGACCGCGGAGTATAAAAATCTCGAAGCTGAAGTTGATGCCTATAATAAATCTCTTAGTGGTTTTATGAATGCGAATGTTGCCACCACAACATTAAAAACTCTTCCGAATTTAATATCTATGTTTGATTTATGGGCAGATATTAGACTCACGCTTGATGATATGTACGTGTTACTTTCTGACGAAGGAATTATTCATTATATAGCCATTGGAATGAGCCAAACATATATAAGTGAATTGAAAACAAAACTATCAGGTATTAGATCATTATTTTCTTTGCTGAATACAGCTGATGCTGAAATAAATCAAAGTGTGATAGAAAATGCGAAAGTAAGTGTGCTTGCGGAAGTTGATGATGATAAACATCCGCCCGCGGCGGAAACCTTGCTTACAACCATATTGACCACGCATAAATATCCTTCGAGAGGGGATGCAACCAACATTAGTGTTGTTAATGACGTTATTTTGGGAATTTTGTCTAAATTTAAACCTAAAAACAAGAATAACATAGCCACACTCTTATCATATTCAGAAGAATTAAAAAACATATCTTTATCGGCCGGAAATAGGATAAATTCTCATAACGTGTCTAGATTTAACTTAATCCCAGTGTCTGATTATGTGAAGGATATATACGAAATAATCCCACCAGGATCGAAAAATGTGTTATATTTGCGTAGACATTCTGATAATCCAATGCAATATAATATTTTGCCGTTATTAAGCCATGCATACGTCGCGCAGAATGATATGATAACGTCTTCCGCATCAGGGCTAAATAAGAAAATATTAAAGCGTTTTAGCACCATTAAAATGCTATCGTCTGATACTGCATCCGATACTGCGTCTGTGCATGCGACAGACGCAAACGAACTAAACTCCACATCCGAGCGCGTTTATGCAGTGGAAGTGATGAATAATACATATTATAGATTGATGTATCATGGTATTCCTACAAAACCCCTCGCAGAATGCACTATTTCTAAATCTGAAGCAGAAAAGATAATTTCTGGTGCGTCTGATAGGGCCGATAAATATGCGAAAATATCATCAGACGCGATTCTCCCCGTTTGCATAAATAAGAATCACAAACGATTGATGGTAAGCTTCCAGGAAAGACAATTCAAACCGAACTCGTCCTTTTCACTAAAAGAATATATAGTTTCAGATTTTATGAGGGAATTTACTATAGAGTTCGCGAAAAAGCCGGCCAACCCACCTCAAAACGGTATATTATCCATCAACGACATTAAAAAGACCATTACACAAACTATGTTTAAATCCAAACAAGTATTAAGAATTAGAATGCTTTCATATGTGTTTAATATAAATTTGCCTTATACGGCGGATGAACACCCAATAAATGAAGGAATTTTAATTGGCAGGGTCGATCATGAAATGTTATTGACGTTTGTAGTTAAATTTGAGGCAACTTACAAAGAATTTACAAGGGAAGTATTAGGACATCTGAATGAAATAATTTCACTTGGAGCAATACTTAAAACGGAAGAAGAATCAAATCCACAGGAACAAACAAAAGCAATATTATTTGCATGTAAAAGAATATTAGAAAAGGCTGTGGATGCAATGGATGCAAAACCATCACGGTGGATTAATACAGAAATTACACTAAAAAATGTGGCGGTGGAAACCGGATTGTTTACCTAGCTACGATCCCTACGGGATCTTCGCTGTGTTCGCTAGGATTTGAACGCTCTTGCTCGCGTTGCTCGCCGCGCAATAACCGAAGGTTACCGCCGTCGCTCCACGGCTGGCGCCGCAAACAAAATATTTTTTCCTCCGCGGCATGAAATTTCATTCGGACTTACGTCCGCTTGGACACATGGTGCGCATACCTCTATTCAAGTCTATTTACGATTTTGATGTAAATTAACAGTATGCGCGCCGTATGTTTAATTGGAAATTCATACCCGGTGGTATGCAAGATCAGTCGCGCAGCGAAGATTTTGCGCAGCAAAATCAAGCAAGCGTTGGTGCGGCGACCGAAGGGAGCTGGCACCAAAAATAATTAATTAAACAATTTTTGTACATTAATAATATTATTAATTGTCGAGCAGGAATAATTAATTATTGTTTCGAGCGAATGGAATCAGAAAAAGTTCCAGTAAGAAATGTTGATGGCGTTGAGGTCGACGCGCTCAATCCGGTGGCACCCGTCGCACATGCCACTGTAACTGTAGGTAGTGCTACAGCGGCGCCCACTGATGGGGTTACTGCGGCTACTGCGGTTGCGTTGGCTGCTGTGACTGCAGGCGTGGCGAATATCACGATATCAAGCGCGAAAAACAAACGTGGGCCGGGGAGACCTAAAACCAGACTAGACACCCCATACTTGCCATCTATGGGTATTGTCACTAAACCTATGCGGGAAGGAAATATACTAGAAATGGTATACAACAAACCAATGATGTTTCGCAAAATGTTTACTCTGTTAAACAATTTTAACGTACAAAGTTTGCGTGTTACATTTATGGACACAGGAATAGAATTCGCCGGAATTGGTCATTATGAGAAAGAAGTTATTCAATTGACAATGTACGGCAAGGCTCTTACTGCGTATTATGTAAAGAACCCACAAATGGTTAGGTATGTATATTTGCCCGACATTGACAGGATAACAAAAACCATTAATAAGAGCCACAACAGCGTTTCTTTGGTCATTCGAGAAGAAGAAGAAAGAAGTAGGATGCATCTAATATTCCACGTCACTGAATATGATGCTGATCTTCCTATTCCGATTAAATTCAGTACTCAACCAGAAAAAGCAATTCCCGACATCAAAAACGACGATGCGTATCCTGTGAAGTTCGAAATTGATAGTCCTCAATTCAAGTCAATTATCAATAGTTTTGACAGTGGATTGGGCGCAGATGTTATTTCGATAAAGAAAATTGGATTAACGCCATTGATTTTGGTTCCGATGAAAGATAAAAGCGAACTTAGTGAAGGAATGTCTTTTAAAGATCCTACGAAGATTAATCTACGGTCAGCTGTACCCGCAGATGATATATTTTCTGCTTCGGTTAAAATCGCCTATTTCAGGGCACTAGCATCGGCAAATATTGGTTCAAGAGTGGACATTTGGGCAGATAAATTTGATCCTATTTCGTTTACAACTATGGTTGACAGGGTGATCATTACAGAAAAAAAGGGCGAAGATAATGTTACGAGTGAAGTTCACGTAGCCAGAATTAAATTGTTTATTGAAACAGAAAAATAATGTAGCTCCCTGCGGTCGCTACATGCACTCGCTAGGATTTGCCGCTTATGCTCCCTTCGGTCGCGCGGCAAATCCGTCGCTTCGTGGTTGATTTATGCTCTGTTCTTGGCTTCCATAGTTTACTTGGCTGATTCTGCAAACATATGCTTTTTTTATTCTTCACACACTGCGCTACGATCCCTTCGGGATCTTCGCTCCGTTACGTTCGCTAGGATTTACCTCCGGTAAATCCGTCGCTCACTTGGCTGATCCTGCAAACATTTGCTTTTTTTATTCTTTACATAAACATGAGATCATTATAATATACGAATGGCAAGTGAAATTGATTTACTTAGTGATGAATTCATTTCTAGTGGCAATGGTGAAACGAGTGATACAAGTACAAATATAATAGACTATGATGCGGTGGATGATGCAATTGAAAACATGGCGGGCGGCATGGTAGAAGGCGGATCAAGCCCGTGGTATAAAGTCGGCAGTAGTAAACCCGTAATTGTTACCGAAAAGGAATCATACGCTGCAAAACTCTTGCCTGAAAAAGTAAATGCATGTTCTCTAATATCGAAAGGGGCAAACGATGGCGTTTGCAGTAGTGATAAATTCATTGCAGCAGTGGGTGGTATTATCGGAGAATCACTTTCGCCGTCGGGAGAATTAGATAGTAATACCAGGCGTGATATAATGGAAAAAGCAAAAGAAAAGACAGGATGCAAGGATGAGGTTTGTGTTATTAAAAGCGATATCGCCGCGAGGGCTGTGGGGAAAGACGGGGCGAATGCCGAAATTCGCGAAAATATGAAGATAAAAGGTCCTACGGATACTAGCTTATTGAATAATTTTAACATTGATCAAACTCTAACCCAATGGCAAAGCAAATTTAAGGACTTTTATGCGTATAATTTCAATATGCGCGACTTTGAGCAAAAGGGTGATACGCTAGCGAGAGTTGATTTGGCTGATTTGTATGCGCGTGGCTTCAGAACAGCCGCATGTGTAATTAATAGTGATTATTATCGTGGAGCGGGTAAACATTGGATGGCATTATTTGTGGATATGCGCGGCGAAAATGGGGGCAGCAATGGCAGATGGTCAGTAGAATTCTTCAATAGTTCTGGGAACCCCCCATATGCTGAATTCGCCGCTTGGTTGGAAAAATCACGCGGGCAGTTAGAGAGCATCACTGCAAGCGGTGGTACGCACCCACCCATAGAAATAATATTATGCTGTGATTTGCCCCACCAAAAAACAAAAACTGAATGTGGATTATACTCATTATATTATATTTGGGCTAGATTAAACGGCATCCCACCTGAATTCTTTAAAAAGTACATTATTAGCGACGTTCTCATGATTGCACTGCGTCAACATTTGTATACCGGAACAACTAACAAATCCGGTGTTGTCGGAGAGGGTGGAAGTGGTCCGATCGGAATAAATCCATCAGGCGAATTTGATATCGAAATTTACAAAACTAAGGCGAAAATACCATGGGAAAACGATGTTGATAAGGCCACGATAAATAAATCGACGACGGGTGGTGACGAGATTAGTTTCATTGGAGATTGCAAAATAGGAATGCCAATAGAAGAAGTCACACAGAGGCTAATCAAAAGTGGTAAATTAGATAAAATGTTCATATACGGAAATCTGACCACTCAAGCGGAAGTAGATAAAAAGAAATCAACGTCAGGAGGTAGTGATAATTTTAGTTTAATACTAGATCACACCCACACACATACTCTCCCATATCGCAGGAGAACTAAAGAACCAAAATTAAGCCTTTATTGGGAACAACGCAATGTACTACTCAGCATTATTAACGCCATGACGGAATGCAAAGATATATTGCACATGGATGTTGCATCCGCCAGTGCACCGAATGATGTGGTAAGGTTTAGCGCCATTGTACTCTATGCCGGAGCAGCCCCTGGAACTCACGTGCCTTATCTTGCAAAATTGTTTCCGGGGGTGAAATTTATTCTATATGGGGGCGGCGTGGAGTTTTCCATTGCCCCCACTGATCAAATAGAAATTCATCCCGAATTGTTTACCGACGCCGTTGCTGCCAAATATAAACGCGGTGGGGGTGAAATCGATTCATCTTCCGTTCCTGTAATATTTATCGCGGATATAAAATCAACTCCAGCATCACAAAGCATCAAAGATGTAGAAAATGCAATGCAAGATGATATAGAAGCAATGCAAAGATGGCAATATGTCAATCAATATGATGCCGCTTTGCTTAAATTCTGCTTACCTTATTGCAAACCAGGAAAAACTAAATTAGTAGAACATTTGGACGGCAAATTATACTATGGTGTATTCATGCCGCAAACGAGCACAGAATCAAGATTACTTGTTCGCGGATCTGACAACGGTAAAATGAAGGAATATGACGCTGGACTGTACGAAAGCGAACACTTCTTTCATAACACTATACGAAGAATCTGGGGGTATTTCGATCATAATGTTATCGGCGAAGGTATTGACCACTGCTATGATTGCCGTGCTGAAATAGAAATACTTAAAAATTACATAATGATGACCCTGCCACAAACTCCTCCAGAAGATCTTAACCGGAAAATATCAATGATGTCTAGAGAAATTTCTCAATGCATTTCTCCCACTCCCGCGGATGGCAGCGATGGCGTGGCTGTGTCGGAGGGGATACGTACACTAATCCAACCTCCACACGGTGTTTGCAAAAACATTAAAATGGAAGAAAAATTTGGTCATCTAATTGCCAAATATGGGGATATTATTGCTGGACGTGGCGTTAACACTTCATAATGTTGGCTGATCTAACAAATCGGATATAATTTTTTATATTTTTTCCGATAATATGATCCAGAGTTCAATATACGCAACATTTTGCAATCAGCATTGTAAGCAATAAATATTGTTATCATAAATATGGATATCTATCACGCTATCATTATTGTTCTCCTGATATTAATTCTATGGTGGGTTTGGAAGAAGTGCGGCAGCGCTGTGGTCGAAGGATTAACAATTCCGAACAGTGCTGGTCCTGTATCAAAACCAGAAATAATTAGATTACTAAAGGGTGGTATTCCTTTGTCTCAAGATCAATTCCTAATGCATGTTCCTGCGGGAAGTATGGCTCGTTTGGGTACATTTAATCCGGATTCGCCTACATCAACTGAAGGGTTCAGCTCTGAAGGATTCAGTGCCGAAGGATTCGCAACAACTACCGGAACTGATGTCACTAGCACAGATTTACAGCGGCAACTATTTACAGGAATTAGTGCTGCTAATAGTTATACTGTTAAGCCGCAAGGTTATACTGTTAAGCCGCAAGGTTATACTGTTAAGCCGCAAGGTTATACTGTTAAGCCATCTGCGGATGGCTATTTGGTTCGTGGATTGGCTGATGGCCTTCAACTACGAGAAAAACCTGATGCATTCGTAATCCGTGGAGGGTCAGTTGTTATGAATCCATACGCCATGCAAAATGCACGTGGGCCATCAATTCCAATGAAAGGCTGAACGCGACTGATATTTGATACATTACCCTATTTCGCGGATTATGTAGACGTGTGAATGTATACAAAAATCGGCTCTCAAAATATATTTTTTAATATACAATCAATGGACGAAGTCAGCGGAAACAACATCACTAGATGTTTTATAATTGCGGCATTAATCATAATAATCTACTATTTTTATTTTGCACAGCGTAATGTAACTAACGCTAATAATACTGCAACAGTCGGAGAAACATTTGTAAGCAGCGCATGGGAAGATAATGAAGGTTTATATAGAGCTAGGGCACGTGCATATCAATGGTGTCCGCCAGAGGATTGCGCAAATAGAAAAATAGAAGCGAAAGATTTAGTATCATTTAACCCTTTTAGATGGCCGAATAGCGG